CTTGTTGGTACTTCTTGCTTACCCATGCACTTGCTCCAGGATTTGGATAGTTAGAATATTTTGCCCGTGCTTGTGCAACAAACATCGCATAAAGTTTTGGGTTAGCAGGCTTACGCATTTACGTCTCCTCCGTAGATGACCGATCTCCGCTCATACCTTATAGCATGAGCGGAGTCAGGTGTTAATAAGTTACTTAGTCGTTTACGACTGTTGGGGACTGACGTTGAGTCCGTCCACCTGAACGAGCAACTGTCTCAATCTGTGCGGCTGAGTAGTCGTTCATTGTTCCATGAGCAAACTCACCAAGAAATGTTGGTGCCTCTGTCCATGAAGCAGAACCCACGTGAGCACGTTCTGCAAGTGTTTCAGCAGCAGGCTTCTGCCATACTGGTGCATTACGGTTTGGTCGTCCTGCAGCCACTGCAGAACCTTGTTGCATTCCTAATTGAAAATCGTTTGGAATATCGGTATCAGTTGCGACACCTTCTTCAAAACGAAGCGGTCCACGGCGAGTTGCATTATCTGCACCCTTGCGCTCATAAACCTGTGGTGCACGCTCTGGGAAGCGAGGTGCTGGTGAGATTGTCATAATGACTCCTTAAGGATTGATTTGGGAAAGGCCTTTTCCTTGGTAATAGTTTCCACCCTTTTTGATACTTTGTGTTGTCTAACTAGAAAAAAGGATTACTAGAGGCTACTACTTCGGGCATTACTAGGTCCTGAGTTAAAGAACATGCAATTGATAAAGAATCTACAAAGTCATCATGTGCATAGGATTCATCAGGGGCCGCTACAAGGAAATTTGGGCCTTTATATTGAACCTCTGCATCAACCATCTGTTGATAGAACCTCTTCCAAGTTCTTAGGCGCCTAGTTTTTGCATGAGCAGGCCAAGCAATCATTTTGCGTTGAATTAAAGCCTGTAAATGTTTCCATCTCTTAGACTGTTCAGAGGGGCTAGATGTTAAAGACATTACTTCTGCTCTTGGTAATAATAACTTTAATCTTTGGGCTACAGCATCTCCTACACCGTTAGCGTCAACACCGATAGCAAGAACATCATAGTTACTTAAAAAGTTTACTACTTGATAGTACTGCTCTTCCCAATCATCTCCTTGCATCTCTAACCAGTTAAGTATTCGGTGATCAAAATAACCAAACTCGTCAGGACGATCCCAATCAACCCAAACCACAGTAACAACTGTACTGTCAGTTTTACGAGCAGGGTCAATGCCAACAACAACTGGAGTCTTGTGCCACACTTTAACAAGTTCTTGAGACGTATCACCCAACTCATCCATAATTGAAGAAGTAATAAACATACCTCTCTCCAAGAGCCACTTGCAGTTATACGACATTTGGAACTCGTCTGATTCTTCTCCAATACGTAACATTTCTTTACGAATAAACTTTTCATAGTTTGCGTTGAATTTGGCTACATCTTTCCAGTCCCATTGAAAATGATTTTGTCTATTTCCTTTTGTTGTTTGACGTCTACGGTTTAATTGAATTGATCTATAAAAGTTATTCTTACTTGTAGTTGGAGTGCCTGTTTTAACCATAGTTCCCGCATAGTATGCAAGCATAGGAGAGATTGATTTAGAGACAACAAAGTCATCTGCTTCTTGACACTCGTCAATAACAATCAAATGGAATGACTTAGACTCGATCTTTGCACGAGGGTTAGCGGTCATCATTGTAATTGTTGATCCAGATTTCTTTAATTTAATTTGTCTAGTTACACCACCGACACGAACTGCAGAGTCATCAATTTCAACATCGCCCATAATATCTACTGCTCGTTCTGAGGTTAATCTAGTAACAGCACGTCCAAACAAGGTCTCAGCCTGAGACTCTGTAGGTGCAAATAACCCAACCCAAACTCCATCTTTAAATTTTCCTAATAAATCAGGGTATAACTTTGCAAGACGAGGAAGAAGAATCATTAGTGTGGCTACAGTGTCCGCAACTGTTTCAGATTTACCTGACTGACGAGAGGCAAGGGCAGTAACTTCTTCACCATCATTTATAATTACCGATTCCATAATCCTACGAGCCAATGGCTTTTGATACGGGTGAAGATCATGGCCAACTAAAACCTTTAAGAAGTCCATCATCTTATCTATTAAAGTATCTACAAACTTTTGAGATAGTTCATCTAATAAATCTTCTACTGGATCTTCTACAGGCTTTTCTTCAGCCTGATAGAACTCAGGTGTAATTTCTTCGAACTTATCTTTATCAAATGACATAATATCCTTATTAAATAGCGAAACCCATCACTAAGGATGGGTTAGCGCCTGACCTGTAAGAGAGTAAGACAGTTAATCATAACACAGACTTAGAGCGTCGCTTTAACTCTCTAGCAATTGCATGAAAGACCTCTGCACCCATAACGATTTCATCAAGGTCTGCTTCACTCTGTTGCCTTTGCCAGATCGTGATATGTCTTCCAATCGTGTACATCGACTGCTCCATCCATGAAATCAAATCGGGAGTAGAGATCGTCGATACTCGCTTCTCGATTCGAGTCTGGGGCTGGTGTCCATCCCGCTTCTTCCGTAAAATCATCGTAAGTAACTTCCCGCCTTCCTAATGCAGTACTTAAGGCTTCTTCTTCAGTTTTCATTCCACTCCACGCTCCAAACACTAACGCTTTATACCTGGGCAATCGTACTATAAAGGGGTTAGATGTGCGATACGGGGGTTCAATCTCCTGCGTCCAACCACGGACAATAAATTTAAAGCCCCATTTAAAAGGGAAGTTTGTTAATTGTACGAAGTGTTTTGGTCCGATTTTGTGAGCCTTTGGCATTATGTCCTTTTCTTAGACTGACGTCCTCCGTAGTGTAACTGAGCGGCACGAGTAAACCTGTAGAAGGTCTTTCTAGCAGTTGCTGATAAGGTAGATACATCTGCGGCACCACGAGGCTTGTAATCTAAAAACGTATAGATGTACTGACCTTTAGAAACTACAGACTTAAATTTTTGCCATTCGTTAGGGGTTACTTCGTAGTAATTGTAGAAGGTTCCGTCCCTAAACACAACTGTGATAACTTGACGATCACGGTCATATCCAGCGGCAACTGTCCGTGGCCGTGATGGGTTAGAGGTACTAGTTGGAACAACTGTTATGGGAGCAGGAGCGTCGGACTCTCCAAATTGAGGTCCCTGCTCACCTGGAACAATTAACTCACCAGTATCATCATCTACATCATATGACTGACGATATATGGATCTATCAACAAAGTTTCCATCTTTATCTACGTAGTAGACGTCACTATCAATATTGGGGGCTAATACTTCTCCTGCTAAGTTTGCTACTTTTTTTGTTCCAGTATAATAACGCATTGTGTCATTGGCTTTAGTTAATGAAATAAATTCACTGAATTCACCAACAGAACTTGCAGTTGGAAGACCAGCAAATATGCCAGTACCAGGTCCAGTTACTTTTGAAATACCTGCGGTTTGTTTAGAGCCTAAACCGTAAAAGGCTCCAAGTAATTCTTGAGCAGAAGGAAGAGCAGCCCGTCTGTTACGGGATGCTCCTCCACCTGACACTCTTGCCATTTGTTATTTTTTATGACGCTGCTGCGAATGGTGTAATTGTTACTGCTGCTGCTGGTGCAATTTCGTTTGCGCCTGCTGCAATTGACTGAGTTTTAATTGTTCCAGCAACACCAGAAACAACACCAGCAAGACTTGTTAGAGCCTGAACTGTTGTGGCTGTTCCAGTTACAGTGAACACGTTTGCGTTTGTAACAGCAAGAACTGTCCAAACTCCGTTTACGCCATCTCCACCAGAAACATCAGAGACTGTTACCTTGTTACCTGCAACAAAGCCGTGGCTTGCACAAGTAATTGAGATAACCGCTGAACCTGCTGTACGGGATGCTGCTGTAATAGTTTTACCTACGTTCGATGCTGCTGTTGCAGTTGTAGGAACGAGTGATGCGTCCTTCATTGCGTCAGTTGCAAGGGCTGTTGTAAGTCCAAGTACGTTAGGTACGAGTACGTAGTCAGTTGCACCAACTACATCTTCACCAGCAGAGTTTGCTGTGAACTGTGGGTACCCGCCCCATCCTGAAAGAGCAATGATGTGGTTATCTAATGCTGGGTCTAGACG